CCGCGCGGGAAAGGTCCGCGCCGGAAAGGTCCGCGCCGTAAAGGTTCGCGCCGGAAAGGTTCGCGCCGGAAAGGTCCGCGCCGGAAAGGTTCGCGCCGGAAAGGTCCGCGCCGTAAAGGTTCGCGCCGGAAAGGTCCGCGCCGGAAAGGTTCGCGCCGGAAAGGTCCGCGCCGGAAAGGTCCGCGCGGGAAAGGTTCGCGCCGTAAAGGTCCGCGCGGGAAAGGTTCGCGCCGGAAAGGTTCGCGCCGTAAAGGTCCGCGCCGGAAAGGTCCGCGCCGGAAAGGTTCGCGCGGGAAAGGTCCGCGCGGGAAAGGTCCGCGCCGGAAAGGTTCGCGCCGGAAAGGTTCGCGCCGGAAAGGTTCGCGTGGGAAAGGTCCGCGCCGGAAAGGTCCGCGCGGGCGCCGCCATTCCCCTTTTGCCAGACCTGGTGCGCTGCTAAGATTTCCCGTAGTTGCTCAACCGTGTAAGTATTCATGTTCTCCCTCTAGAGATGAAATGAGGGGCCCGGAGGCCCCGGTGGTGTTAGAACAGGTCCGCGTCTGCCCCGCCCTGCTGTTGCGCCACGGGCTCCAATGTCTGCGCAGCCGACCGTTGCTGTACCGGCTGCTCTTCTGTAAGTTTCTCCCCGCAAGCCTCACAGAATTCCTCGTCGCCGTCGAAACGGGAAACGGGATGGTCGCAGGGGCATTTCTCGGGCAGGTGATTTTCCGCACATGCCGCTGCATGCGTTCTGGTAGCCACCTGCTCTGCCCGCTGCTGATCGGCCAACTCTGCCAGGCGGTCCTCTTCGACCTCGGCGGAGTTGCGACGCTTGGCGCCGGCGCGGGGTTCGCCGCGTTTGCGCTCGGGAGGGGTGGCCTGCTCGGTCGCTGTGCCGGTCTGCTCGGTGACGCCTTCGAAGAGCGGCTTGGCCGGGTCGGTATGGTCGACGGTCTGTACCTGAACGTGCTCGACCTGCCGCGTGCTGGCCAGGTTCTGCGGTCGCTCCGGGTTGATCTGCACCGGTTCGCGCACGTCTTCCATCTCTTCCCTGGTTGACATTCCCATGGTGATATTGGAGCAGTACACCTTAGCGAAGAACGACGCAGCGCGGTACATGAACATCAAAGCCGGAATCGTTTTCCACTTCGAGCCGGCCTTGTCGAGCCACCCTTCGCCCTTCACCATCCTGTAATCGATCCAGGGGCCGATGCACACCTTGCCAGTCCGGGCCATGGTGGCGAAGCAGCGCACCTTGTAATCGGCGGCGAAATCGTCGTCTCCGACGATTTCGTATTCCAGCGGATCCACGAACATGCCCGAATCGTTGACCAGAGCGGTGATCAGCTTCGCCTCCATCGAGGGCTTGCCCTGGATGATGACGAGCGACTGCAGGACCGCGAACGGGTTGATGCCGAGACGGTCTGCCATCTCTATTGCGATGAAACAGTTTTCCGGCTTTCCCTTGTAGCACGCCGGCACCAGATCGGACGAGGCGAAAAGCGTAGCGGCTCTCCAAATCTGATCGAACGCTGCCGGGTTATAGAGGGCGGGTTTGCCGTTGTCGACCCTGTCGACTTTTGCGACGGCGCTGGTCTTGGTTTCGGTGAGTTCGAATTGCTCTGCCATGGTGTGTATCCTCCTAGAGTTCTTCTATGATGGTGATTTGTGCGAGATATTTCCTGCCATAGCCGTCACCCACAAAGTCGGCTCGCGCGACTACGGATTTTAACGTGCGCGATTCGTGCAGGTTCGTTTCGTGAAGGATCGGGGTGCCAAAACTGCGGCCACCACCATCGTCTTCCACTGCGATGCCGTAGAAGTGCTCCCCAACCTTGATTTGCGGCTCGTTGATGATCGCCTGGGCCTGCTTGACGATGTGGCCCATCCCGTTCACGTCGAGTTCCTTGAAACATATCTCAAGGGCCTTTTGCGTGCGTTCGATTTTGTTCATGTTGTCCCCTTATCTGTGGTCTAAAACCCATAGTGCGGCCTTTAGTAAGCCGCTAATTGCCTGCGACATGTCCACCCCCCTAAACCATCTTCGCCGCTAAAAACATCCTCTCCATCGCCGCCACTTCCGACAAGAACTGCCTCGCCGCTTTCTTCACGTCCTCGATCTCCTGCGGATGCGGTACGAACCGGCGGATGAATAAATCCTGCTCTGCCGGGTAGCGGGGATCGAAGGCACAAAATTCCCCCCAAGTGGCCCCTGTTCCTGCCATCTGTGCAAGCATTTGCGGACGGTGGCATTCCGGGAGCACTCCTTCAATAACCCACTGGAAGAACGTGGAGGACTCAGGGCACTTGATTTCCAAGGTTCCCCTGCCAGGCATACCTGGTGCCGTAATCATCCCGTCCGGTGAAGCTCCGAAAAACTCTATTTCCGTGCTGAGTGCAAGCCCGACCTGTTCCACGTAGAAGCCAGTAAACTCCGCGTAGGTGTGCCGCGCCAGCGGTTCTGTCTCAGTCCCCCACCTCATTGCGTAGGTCGGCGGGATGTAGTGCGGAATGCCGGTGAAGCGCTCGGAGCAAAGCTGCTTTTTAAGGTTGATCCGCTTGGCAGACTCCTTGCCGGATTTCAGCATGCAGTCCATATCCATCCCTTTGCTGGCTGTAAGGATGCCACACCTTGCCTGCGCCCACTCAGGGGTTCCTTGCTCAAACTCCAGCCAATTGCAGCAACTGTCGAGGGTGATGATGCGGCCGGTCATGATCGCTCCGCGTGGATGTCGGTTAGCGATACCATCAGCGGTTTCAGTTCCTCACGGATAACATCGCCCACGCTCGACATTCTCTTTGCTGCGAACTTAACCAGTGTTAATTTTTCCTCGTCTGTCAGTCGCAAGCTGACTATGTTGTATCTAGGGTGTTCCACTTGTTTTCCCATTTGGTTTTCACCTCCTTTTTGTTGTTTGGTAGGGGGAATATACCGGATGCTGTTTACACGGTCAAGGGAAATAATTGCCCCATTCCTTCTTTTTTATCTTGACTGTAAAAAACCTTTATGCAAATATCCCGACTCACAGGAGGACGCTATGCAAGTGAACCACATTCGCATGAGAGAAATTAGAGAAAGTAAATCTATGCGCTGCGAAGAAGTAGCTGTAGCTGCCGATTTGAGTGTCAGGAGAATACGCCAGATTGAGAACGGGGAACTGATCAACCTGAATTTGAACATCGCCAAAGCGATTGCTCGGAAGCTCAGGGTGAAACTGGAGGATATTGCGAAATAGCAGTTCTCTCCCTCCAGTTTGCAAATTAGGGACGCTCGGAAGAACCTGGAGAATTCCGAGACCGGGACCGACCCGGTAATAGCAGGTGAACGCCGACCAAAGCGAAATGTCGGGAACATGGCGTGGCAGCCGGAGAGACGGCAATTAAAGCAGCCATTAGCATCACAACTAAAGGGAGACCTAGTAATGGAGAGAACAAAAGCGATACGTCACGGGGATCTGGCCTTGGTCCTGGTCGACAAGCTGCCCGAGGGACTCACGCCGTCCACTACCAAAACGCTCATGCAGGGCGCCAACAAAAACAACCACGATGTCACGGGCGGCACGGTCTACCTGAAAGACGTTGACCAGTTCGTTTTCGGCTACCTCGTCGCAGGCGACAACTGCACCCTCATTCACCCGGATCACGGCGCGGGCAAGGGGCCGCTGAAAACCGCAAAACTCCCGGCTGGCACCTACGAACTGCGCCGCCAATTCGAAGAGACCCACGAGGCGTTCAAACCTGTGATCGATTAAGCATTATTCCCTTAAGGAGGAAATAGCGTGAAAACGTACAAAGGCAATATCGAAATAACCAAAAGCAATGTAAAGGCGTGGGTAAAAAAACTTGCGGAGGTTGAGTTTATAGATGGCTCCCTCTACGTCAGCGCCGACTTCCAGGCCCCGGCCCTCACCTCGGTTGGTGGCTCCCTCTACGTCAGCGCCGACTTCCAGGCCCCGGCCCTCACCTCGGTTGGTGGCTACCTCGATGTCAGCGCCGACTTCCAGGCCCCGGCCCTCACCTCGGTTGGTGGCTCCCTCTACGTCCGCGCCGACTTCCAGGCCCCGGCCCTCACCTCGGTTGGTAGCTACCTCGATGTCAGCT